GCAGTGTGTTTGACCTAGACGTTCTGACAGACATGGTACTGGCTTCAGAGAAGCGCCAGCGTGAGGCTCCGTCGGAGGGTTTCTATATACCCGTCCAGGCTTACAAGGAAGGGAAGATTAAGGAGAAGTACGTCATTGAGGCCATGGAGGAAGGCGACCTACAGGTGTGGAACCGACCGCTAAAGGGGAAAGAGTACCGAATAGGAGTCGATGTGTCGGAGGGCCTTGAGGTAGGGCGGGACACGGACTGGAGCGTAGCGGTTGTACTAGACGCCAACTCATACGAGGAGGTGGCCACGCTGAGGACCAAGATAGACCCGGACTTACTGGCCTGGCAGCTTACCAGTATTGGGCGCTGGTACAATAACGCACAGTTGTTTGTAGAGAGGAACAACCACGGGCTTGTGACGCTGAAATTCTTATCAGATGTACACTTGTACCCGAACATATATTCAGAGAAGATACTAGATGAGCGGTCGTCAAGGACGGCCCGGAAGATTGGTTTTCACACGACTGTAAAGTCAAAGCCCCTGATCATCGACTACCTCAAGGAGTTGATACGGGAGCGGGAAATCACACTTCATTCGCCAAAGGTTATTGATGAACTGCAGACGTTTGCCAACATGCCCAACGGTAAAATGGCTGCCCAGCCCGGTTCGCACGACGACTGTGTAATGGCACTAGCTATTGCCTGTTTTGGTTGCAAGATGTTCCCTGCGGCACCGCAGTGGTCTAAGCTGACCAGGCCGTATACAGGCAAGCCAGTCATAAAGAACTTTAGACCGTCGAGGATATAATGGCAGACGTATTAGATTTAGGGTATGACGGGCAGGAAGCGTTTAGGCGTGACGTAGAGAAGATCATATTTGAGCTTGTCGAATGCCTTTATTATCACTACGGGCCGGAGGCCGGAGAGATTATGGCCAAGACCTTTTCTGTGGCCCTGCTTGACATTTCGCAGGAGGTCCTCAAAAAACTTGAGAACAGGTCCGAGGAAGAGGAACCTGTAGGGACACCTAAAAAAGATAATGTGGTACAATGGAAAAGCAAAAATTAAAACAAGATTTAAAGTTTCACATGGGGGACATGAGGAAACGCAAGAAGAAGTTACGGACCCCCTCAACAAACATAGGAGTTAAAGGATAATGGCAGAACAGGTAACAGAGCAGATGGATGTCTACAACACGCCTGAGGGTGCTGTCGTGGAAGAGAAGAAGGTCGTGGAGGTGGAACTGGATTCCTTTGCCAAGATTATCCAGGAGAAGTTCAACGATTCAAGGGAGTACCGCAGGGACAACGAGCATCACTGGCAAGAGGCCTATGATGCCTACCGTGCAAAGTACCCTTCACATATCAACAAGGCAAACGAGTTAGCCAACGAGCGTGGTATCTTTGTCAACCAGACCAGGCGAAAAGTAAACTCGGCCAAGATTAAGATCGGTACGTTGTTGTTTGAGGATGGTGAGGTGCCATTTGCAATTACGCCCACCAAGAGACCTAGATTCATCCCCCCAGACATTCAGGCACCGCCCGATAGGCCTGACATCCTGGAGGACATCCTGCTAACACGGGCCAAGAATATGGAGGACCGAATCCGTGACATACTTAGAAAGACTACATATAACGAAGAAATTCAGCACTCTATCCACGAAATGTGTCTTTATGGCACAGGCGTTACGAAGGCTATTACACTTCAAAGGCGGAATTATCCCGTATACACTTCAGTCCGAACTCCAGATGACATACTCCAAATTGAAGCTCAAATTGAGGAGGAACTTGTTCCTACCGTTAAGCATGTTTCTCTCTGGAATATCTTCCCGTCTCCAGAAGCGGCCAGTATCGAAGACGCTGACTATGTTATCCAGCGAAGTTTCGTTTCACCTATCCAGCTTCGGGCTATGGCTGAGTCAGGAGAAGGATTCCTTCGTGATGTTGTGGAAGAAATTATTGAGGGGGACGAAGGACGAAACCACGGATACGACGAAAGCCAGCACCCCAGAAAGTTCGACGAAAGCGCAGCAAACAGGCTGAAAAACATAGAGGTCCTTGAGTTTTGGGGGCGTCTAGACGGCAAGGACTTGTCGGGTCACCTGCCAGTAGACCCAGAGGATATGCCTGTGTCTATGCCAGTTGTTGTCACGGTAGTCGGGGACAGGGTCATCAAGATCAACGAGAACCCGTTTGACGACACCCTGCCGTTCCATTTCTGTTACTGGCAGAAGAACCCGGAAAGCATTTTTGGTGACGGAATCTACTATGCGATCCGTGACTCCCAGGCTATTTTAAACTTCTGCTACGCGATGATGATTGAGGGCAAGAGCCTGTCGGCATCGCCACTCACAGTCATAGACCCCAACTCGTTTGAGCCGGGGACTGACACCGAGCAGGTTTATCCTGGCAAGCAATTCAGAGTGAAGCCTGGCGCCAGTGTGCGTGACGCCTTCATGCCTGTGCAGATCCCAGACGTGACGAATGGGTTATTGCAGATCGTGCAACAGCTAGAGCGTGAGGCAGACCTAGACAGTGGCCAGACCGCTATTGGTTACGGCGACATGAGCCCGGCGCAGACTAAGACAGCTACTGGGATGAGCATCCTGAACAGTAACGCCAACAGGCAGACCGCAGACGTGGTCAGGTCTGTCAGCAAGATGATATCCGGGAACATAACGGCTATCTACAGGTGGCTCATGGTGGACGACCCTGACCCTGAGTTGAAGGGTGACTATGAGGCGGTAAGCACAGGGTACGAGCAGTACATTGCCAAGGAGGTTCACAACACGCAGTTAGTGCAATTCCTGCAGACGATTGGCCAGTTGCCCCAGTTGCAGCAGTACATTAAATACGAGGCCTTCTCCAGGCCCCTGCTAAGGGCGTTCAACCTGGACCCTGAAGAGGTTATGAAGACAGAGGAGCAGGTCACCCAGGAGATGCAACAGCAGACTCAGGCCCAACAACAGGCAATGATGCAACAGCAACAGGCCCAGCAACAGGCGATGATGGCTCAGATCCAGGCACAGATGCAGTCGCAGATTAATGTAGAGCAGAATAAGGCCATGCTGGAGGAGAAACAGAGCGTGTCTGGCGACCAGCGCGAGATGGAAATTAAGGAGAGGCTAGAGTTAATGAAGCAGGGCAACGTGCTCCACCCAACTAATCTTGAGCGTCACAGCGTATTGCTTAGGGAGCAGGCAAACCAGCAGCTTCAATTAGAACAACAGCAGGAGGCCGCTCAGATAGAGCAACTAGAGCAACAGCCTCCTGGACTTGAGGAACAGGGAATGATAGATTCAGGAGTACAGCAGTGAGTTCTCGTCCGCAGAATAGGGCGGACCTCATTGTTATGCTCTCAACCCATCCGGGTTGGGGCGCTTTAAAAGAGGAGTTTGAGAAGAGGCTCAAGGATGAACAGGAGCGTATAGTAAACGCCACCCTGTACGACCAGGAGTCGATTAGCAAACACCACGTCGCCATTGGGCGAATGCAGGCATGGAAGGAGGTGCTTGAGTTCCCAGACCATGCCTACAAAAAATAGGGCCTCCACGGCAATCTGCCAGGGGTCAACACCTAAGACGATCCGGCAACGGGACATTGTGATGGTGATATAGAAAGGAGACGGAGAAAATGGCTGAAGACTTACAGGATGTAGAGTCAGAAGAAACTGACGATACATACTCGGACGAGGAACTCTGGGAGAGCGATGAGGAGTCAACCGAAGATGCGGAACCCTCTGATACCGAAGATGAGGTAGAAGAGACCGAGGAGGAAGATGAATCGCAGGATGAGACCGAAGAGGACGAAGATCCCGCTCATGACTACGAAAAGCGTTATAAAGACCTAGAGAGAGAGTTCCACAGACGAAACGAGGAAAGCGCCAGGATGCGCGAAGAGTTGAATGACCTTCGCATTAGAGCCCTGGAAGGACAGCAGGCGCCGAAGGAGACTTCTGCAAAACCTGTTGACCCGACTGATGCGGACAGCTTCTTCAACGAAGACGACCGCACCACGATGGATGAATTCAGTGAGATCACTGGGGTCACCAAGAAGTTGATTGAGCACGAGGTAGCCAAGCGGTTACAGGAACTACAACCAAACCTCCAGAAGGTTGACCAGATGGAGCAGCAGTTGCAGGACCAGACGTACAATCAATTCTTAAAGTCGCATGAGTCCTATATGTTAAATGAAGTCGGCAACGACTACAGGGACATCGACAAGAACCCGCAGTTTCAAAACTGGGTCCTCGCTTCACCCGCCCTCACTAAGATGATGACGGAGTCTGTAGAGGCATCTGATCATGCTTCTGTAATGAATTTATGGTTAGATACAACGGAACACGGAAAGAAATACCGTCCACCACCTAAAGAGACAGTCCAGTCAAGTCCGAAGCAGGCATCAAGACGCAAGGCAGCGTCCAGCCTGATGACGAACTCCGCACCAAGAACACAAAAGAACCCGGACAATATGTCCGACGAGGAACTTTGGGATACGATACCAGAATAAATTTATTTTGGCCGTCCTAGAGACCCTCTGACAAATTTAAAAACAATTCTTCTAGGAGTTGACTTATGGCAGCTTACGGTCAAACTGGCTCAATTTCGGGCAGTTCGTATGGTGATTTAAGCAAAAATGATGCTTTCACCATACAAAAAAAGATGCTCCCCATTGCGAAGCGTCTTCTTACTTTTGCAAAATTTGCTCAAAAAGAAACTAAGCCTCAAAAGCAGGGCTTAGAGATTCGTCACAGACGGTACGAAAGGTTCCCAATTGTTGATACGCCCGTCGCAGAAGGCGTAACGCCAGATTTTACGAGCCTTGAGCACACGACACTGATGCACACTTTGAAGCAGTATGGGTCGTATGTGAACACTACCGATGTAATGTTAGCGGCGTCACACGACCCCGTATTATCGGTAATTACAGAACGGCAAGCCCAGCAGGCTGGGGAAACTCTCGACTTTTTGTCTTACAAAGTTTTCCGTGCCGGAACACAGGTTGCTTACGCTGGCGGCTCCCAAAGAGCGGGTGCGGCCGGGACTGGAGTGACCAAGACCATCGGTCTTGCTTCTCTTGCTACACAGCAAACCTCAGCACCTACGGGTAACGACGGTTTAATCCAGAAAGCTGTTCGTGTCCTTCAGAGGAACGACGCAGTCAAGTTGCGCTCCAAGTTGAGAGCATCTGTAGGGATTGCAACCGAGCCAATCCGTGAGTCATTTGTTGGCATCTGCCACCCTGACTTACAGCAGGATCTGGAAGCCATTGACGGGTTTGTCTCTGTAGAGAAATACTCAGACACCGGGGATGCAATGGAAGGTGAGATCGGGACCGTAAGAGGTGTCCGCTTTATCACCACCACACAGGCGATTCCTTTTAAGGACGCAGGGGCCACTATCGCTAGTGGGTCTGCTAACGCCTACTCAATCACTTCTAGCGGGACTATGAATAGCTCCGGGCAGAGTGATGTGTACCCCGTGATTATTCTTGCGGCAGACGCAATTGGTTGTGCGACCCTTGGGGGAATGGACAGCCTCCGATCTAAGGTCGTAATGCCTCGGCCAGGACCCGGCGATCCTTTGGGACAGCGCGGTACTGTAGCCTGGGACACCTTTTATTCCTGCATCATCCTGCAGGACCTGTACATGTATCGTATTGAGTGCGTTGCTACTCAGCTTTAATACATAACTAAATAGCCCTTAGCTACGGGATAGAGCCCCCGTAGCGGGGGCTTATATTCTCAAAATTCCGTTAAAAGGAGATTTATATGGACTCTATTAAAACCAGAATAGTCAACGCACCACAAATGTCCGGCATCCAAACTTTGGCTTTCGACCGTGTGGACGAGGACGGTAACACCATCAACGACTTTGCAGTTTCAACCTCAACCCTGCGACACATCTTGATTCCTGAGGGAGCATATGTCACAGGCGCTCACGTAGTATGCGACACAGCCTTAGCTGGCGAGGGAGCATCCACTATCGTAATCGGGATTCCAGCCGGAACCTCACAGGTAGACGGAACTTCCGCAGTATCGGCAAGTGCTAATGCCATTATGGCCTCATTCAACCTGGCCTCAGCCGCCGCTGGTGCACACAACACATCAAGCTGTTGGGTCTACCCAGGTACCACCGTTTCTGACACCTATTCCTCATCAGGGGAGAAGGTTGTTGCAGTAGAGGCAAAAGTAGCTGTTGCTACTTCAGCCGCCACCGCAGGTAAAGTACATTGGTGGGTTGAGTATGCGTTCATGCCCAACATCGTTTGGGATCAAGACACTATCTAATAGTGTTATTTAGTACCACTGGCCGGGGGAGACCCCGGCTATTTTTATAAGGAGACATTATGCCTACAGCAGGCGGATTATTAGGTAAAAGCGAGCATATCCCAAAGCATGGTAACAAACACTCTGCCTACCAGGAGGTGGGAGAGGGCAAGTTTATCATTATGCCTAATGGGATGAAAATGGCCCGGGAGCACAAAAAAGGTGACGTGATCCCTGAAGGATACTGTGTCATTCACATAGAGTATGGGAATGATAACACAGAGATGGGGCCTGTTCCTGTTACCAATGGCGAGGACACGGTAGTCATACCACGAGGTAGCGACCGACTTGTGTCACTTAATCATGTAAATGTACTAAATGACGCTATTACGACAGATTACTTTCAGCGGGACCTAATGAGTGGCCTAGAGTCACGATCTTCCAGGCGATTCAACTTTTCTATTAAGGAATGGCCAAAGACAGGGGATGCCAAAGGAGTCCCAATAGAAGTTCTGGACGATGCAAAAGAGCGTCACGAGGTTATTGACCTTAACCAGGATTAATGAACAGAAAAGAAATACGTGAACGGGTTGAGACAGCATTACAGGACAAAGAAAATAGACACTGGAGTGACCGTGAAATAAACACGTTTATTGATGATGCGCTTACCGAATTTACCAGAATCGCAAGGCACCCACAGGTTGAAGGATACGCCACCAATCCGGGTGGTACAACAGCCCTTGGCGAGACTACGAAAACGGGGACGCTCTCGGTAGACGGGAAGACTGCGTCAATTACTTTTAGTGAGGCGCATAGTTACTCCGAAGACGATGTCTTAAATGTCTTCACCCCGTCCTTTTTCATCCTTACTGCTAACGCATCGACAGACGTATTAACGACTGACGGTTGGCACGGACTGGCTGTAGACGATATTGTCACCTTTACTTCCAGTACCACCTTGCCTGGTGGGTTGGCAGAAGGGACAAACTACTACGTTATTTCTACCCCTAGCACTACCACCTTTAAGGTCTCTACCGCAGAGGGCGGTTCCTCCGTAAATATCACAAGCACAGGGACAGGCACACACAAGCTGGTCGTTTCAAGGTCACAGAATGACAAGTTCTTAGGTCCAAAGAACATCCTGAAGGTTAGTGATACAGTTATTTCTTACCAGATTTCTATTGCCGTCTCTGCTACCACTGCACCCATATCTGTGTACAGGCTTGGACCTGAATTTACAAAGCCTTCAACGATAGCAGAGATTACTTCTGTGTCGATTGATGGGCGAGAACTTTCTATTTACACAGAGTCCGAGCTAAATGCGGCGGCTGCTTCTAGGGGGTACCGTTACTTTATGCTTGAGTCCTCAATGGGCTTCCATCCCAACGCCTTCTCTTCCGCTATTACAACCGTAGACAACACACCAAGGTGGCGTGACCAGACTGGTGCTGTTGAGGCTGTAATCTTTAATAATAGGACCTCAGATAAGTTTAGAATTTATCCTTTACCGAAAGAGGACAGGGACCTGTATGTAGACAAGGACGCCACTACAAAGGTGTTCCATAAACTAAAAGTAAGAGGAGTTCCTGTTGTTTCAGGCCTAACCTCTGACACGGATGTGCCGACAATAAACACTTACTGGCATGAGGCTTTAGTTTTTGGCGCACTTGAGAGAGCATGGTTGAAAGAAAGCAAAGTGCAGAACGTAGAGAAGTCACAACTATATCGAGCTAAGTTTATGGAGCAGGCTAATAATGCTAGGTACATGGAGGGTATAACCTCCGGCTCACTTAGTGAAGGCCGAAACCAAAGTGGGTTCAGGGTTAATAGGTACTTATGAAGTGCGCTAACCCAGAATGTGAATGTGAAAATTGCACATGTGATCCGTGCAATTGCACTAAGGAGAAACCGTGTGGTTGCGATAAAAAGACCATGCCATTTTCTATTTTAACTGAACTTCGAGGGGGACAGTAATGCCTGGATACCATAAGAAGAAAAAAGGGAAGAAGAAGGCTAAGAAGAAGGGGCTCCTGCAGATGCAGGGCTATTATTAATGGCCACTGGAATGTTGGAGCGCAGGGGGCTTACTAAGAAAAAGAAGTCACCAGCCTGGACACGTAAAGAAGGACAAAACGAAAAAGGAGGGTTAAATGCGAAAGGCCGGGCCAGCTATAAAAGGGAAACCGGGGGGACGCTGAAAGCGCCAGCGCCGAACCCTAAAACAAAAAAGGACAAAGGCAGGCGCAAAAGTTTTTGCGCGAGGATGAGTGGGATGAAGAAAAAGCTAACGTCAAAGAAAACGGCGAATGACCCAAATTCGCGCATTAATAAATCACTTCGAGCCTGGAAATGTTAAATGCACAAGGGAGCTAAACACGGACTTTATCATAATATTCACGCCAAACGTAAACGTGGCGAGAAGATGAGGAAGAAAGGACAAAAAGGGGCACCGACAGAAGAGGCTTTTCGTCGCAGTGCAAAGACAGCCAAAAAGAAGAAAAAAGGGTTTCTTGAATCTAGAGGAATGTAATGGCCGCTGGTTCCTATAATATTACAATAGAACAGGGCGCCACGTTCTCGTTTGCGATCACCTGGAAAAACAGTGCAGGGGCAAAGATCCTGATGCGTGATACAGCAAATGCGTACACGGTCAGAATGAAAATAAAGGACGCTCCCGGTGGCACGGAAATAGACAGTTTTACTGGGGCTTACAATGGAGATAATGCAAATTGGCCAAGCGATGCCGCTATTTGGCTTTTTGGTGATTCTACTGATAATGATCCAACTCATAATATCCAAGTTGTGATTAACGCCACCACCACAGACGGGTACGATTTTGACAACGGCGTTTATGATGTGGAGGCGCAAAATAGCACAGGGGATGTCCAAAGAATTATAGAAGGCAGGGTGAAGCTAAAGCATAGTGTGACTAAATGAGTAACTACACGGTAGAAGTTAAACAGGAAGACACCAAGGTCTCTATTGCAGAGACTGGACCCGCTGGGCCTAGAGGAGAGGGGCTAATCACTTTTTTTGATGAGGCAAACTCTGCAATGGTAGCAGGTGACGTAGTGTACAAAACGTCTGGTAAAGTAGCCAAGGTTATAGCAGACGGGTCAGTCGTACCCCGTGTTGCAGGAATAATTATGAAAGATGTAGCGCAAGGTTCTGCCGCTGAATATAAAATGGAGGGGTCTATTACATTGACAAACTGGACACCGATAACAGGGGCTACAACCCTGTCAGAGGGTAGCTTTTATTACTTATCCCCGACTACGGCTGGGGATCTTACAACATCTGCACCTACTACGGTAGGACAGTACGTAGTTCAAGTGGGTTACGCACAAAGCACTACCCAGTTGAATCTACAAATACAACCGCCAATTAAATTATAAGGAGTAAACATGGCAAGAGTTTTAAAGCCTTTGGTCATTGATGCTGGGCAGGTCCGGCAACTGGCATCAGGCGAAACATTAGACGCTGTCGTCAGCGCGAAAGAAGTTGTAACAATTACTGGTGTTTCTGGTGTGTCAATCCAGGCTGGTAGCCTTGTATATATTGACTCAAGTGGAACGCTTAACCTGGCAAATGCTAGTGCCGCTGCTTCTTCCTATCCTATAGGGTTTGTAAGGGGAGCCGCAGATGGGTCATCAGGCCCCTGGACTGCCGCTAGTTTAGAGGTACAGACAGATGGTGCCTATGTAGGTAGTTCGTCTATTTGGACGGCTATCTTAGGTGCATCAACTCTTTCTCCGGGTACCAAGTATTACGCACACGCTAGTAATGCCGGGGACATAACTGCTACTGCACCATCAGGAAGTGGGCATTATGTTGTGCCTATTGGTAGAGCAATTAGCACTACCACAATGTACATTGAAATCGGTGAGCCTATTAAACTTGCATAATGGCTGCACGTAAACCTTTAGTCTTAATTAATGGTAACGTCGAAGAGCTATCTGGTTCAGATACCTCTACAGGCTTACCACAGGCTGCTCCAGCAGGAGCAAGCACAAATGTTCAGTACCACGACCTTAATGGTAGTGGTCAGAGCATTATGGGTGGTGATGCTAATTTTGTCTGGGAT